ATCGAACCCCTGTTTCCGCCGTGAGAGGGTTATTATAGTATATTTTTCAATATATCAACTCACATAAAACACCGTATTTTCAAGCATTTCACGTTTATTATAATAACAGAATATCACACTTTATACATACTTACTTAGAAAAAACTTAGAAAAAAATTACGATAATTCGCCTATGAATCCTGCCTCTTTTAATGCTGCTAAAACTGTATCTCCGGTTGTCTTATCGAACTCTCCAAAGAAAATTTTATAGCATAATCCTTCGATAATCAATGCGGCATTATAACCTTTTTTCTTTACAGTGGTTAATTCCTCTAATGCCTTTTTACGGCTTTCAAAATTACCATAGGTTAATTTATACCTATCCTTCTCTTTTGGCTGCTCTGTTACTGTTTCCTGCGCTGCTGCCTGTGTTGCTTTTTCAATTGCTGCCTTTGCCATAATAACACCCTCCTAATTTAATTTCAAAACTTGTCCAACTTTAATTAAGTTCGCATTTTTAATCTTATTGATCTTAATCAAATTATCAACCGTTGTTTTATACTTGGCAGCAATACCACTTATAGTATCACCTTTTTTTACCGTGTACGTGCTTGTCTTAGGTGCTGTTTTTACTACGGTTGATGTTTTTCCCGACCCCAAAGCTTTAACCTTGTTATAAACAGTTGTACGGCGTTGAATATAATCATCTGTTCTTTTCTTAGTTGCCGTAAACATCGCCTCTAAATCTCCGGTGCTTTTCAACGCATCACAACAAATATTTTGCCATAGGCTCGATCCGGATCCATATTGGTTTACGCCATCTGCAAAATAAATTAACGCACCCTCGTCTTTCAATCCGTATGATCTGCCTTTATTAATATAGGATTCAATATCTGCGATCGCTAAATCGTCCTGCGCCTTCTTTCCTTGTGGCGTTGTTAATAAAACAGATAATTTCGTCGCTTCTGTTGCGCTTAATACTCTTGTGCTCCAATTATCAGTTTTGAGAATTTCATTATAAAGGTCGTTTCCCAACTTTCCCTTTGCCGCCTCTACTCCAATGGCTTTTACTATGGTTTTAATTAGACTTAACGCTCTGTTTGCATGCCATTGTACCTTCCCAATGGATAACGCCCCCTTGTCATTCAAATTAATCGATCCGTAATTACCTTCATTTGAAAATATAATTGCGGCTGCTTTTTTTGCTATTTCCATATTTGTCATTTGATATCCTCCTATTATTTCTTTTCTATTTTATCTGTTTCTTTCGTTGTATTATCAAATCCGGATTTATTGGTTGTATTATTCGTGGTGTTAAAAATGCCGGAAATCATTTTTACAACGTTTGAAATAACGTTTGGACTAACAAACCTTTGAAATAATCCAATAAAATACTCCCAACCATTACTCGCTATTACTGCTGCAAAAATTCCAACCATAACAGCACCTGCGATATAGTACCAAACTATAATTGTTTTGCTATACGATACGTATGCAAAATAAGTAATTAAACTAAGTCCAATTCCTAATACAAGTACCTGTAATTTTGTTGGAATCTTTGTTAAGAATCCCAATCCTTTTGTTGCCTGTGTAATCACCGAAATCATAAAGGCGAGTAATCCTAAAACAAGAACCGCCATAATTAAAGTTGTAACCGATACATTCATATTATTTTTTCCTCCTAAATGTTTTGTACTGTTTTTTATGCAATATTCTTTGCACTTTGTTTAATCAAAAAGTCGTTAATTTCATACTTAGTATTTTTAGCATACTCCAACGCCTCTTTTGTTTCTCCGTTCGTCTTTCCGTCACGTAAAGCAATTGCCGACGCCTCACCCAAACTAATAGCCGCCCTAACCCCTTGAATAACTAATACATTGCATTCCTGCCTAGCTTTTTCTTTTTCATCAAAACGCTTTTCAAATCTTCTAATAAATAGTCCTGTTAATGCTGAAGGAATTCCCATTGCTAAAGCTATTGTTATAATCTCCTGCATACTCCTCCTTCCCAACAAAATAGCACCCTTTCGGGTGCCTCGCTGTTATGATCTAGTTGGTTGTTTATATAAGTTAAATAAATATACTTTGGTTTTTGTTCGATTCTATAATCTAGAATCAGCCGTCCAATGGAACTGTTTAGTATTATTATGTGACGTATAGAAAGTCATTGCAAAACCAGTTTCTCCGATACTTGAAAGAGCACCATTACCATAACTCCCTAATGCCACAATCCAATACCTAGCGGTTGTCCCTGTACCATAATTGCCGTCAAAATCATATGTATTAACTACCGGGGTTGCTCTCTTCCTAACCTTAAATTGTACTTGCACGTCACCACCATAGGCATTAGCATTAGAAGATAGTGTTGCCGCACCATTGTTATTATTTATTGTCTTGGGTGGCGTATTTAAATCATAACTTTTTTCATAGTATCTTTGACATTGAATTAAAACGTCATTAACATTCTCATTCTGCCATTCTTGTGCAACGGTTCCTTCTACCAATGAGAAATTAGCAAAGCAAAATGTTCCGCTTTGTATACCTAATGTGTTTGTTCTAGCATTTAGGTTCGTACCAGCACAAAGCCAAATAGTTATTTGTGAATAATGTCCTGTTCCTAAAGTTTTGCCCGAAATAGAAGGAAATGTAATTGTAGCAGTAACCCTCTGCCATCCTGCACCTACTGCCTGCTTTGTTACACCGATGTTAGATACCATAGCACTGCCACCTACACCAAATACTTGAGCAGCCTCAATAGATATGTTTTTGCTACTATCTGCCGAACACCAAAAGCTTAATGTAAAAGTTTTCCCACTTAATCTAGTAACATCCTCAATTTTCTGGAATAGCACTACTTGACTATCGCCACCTGCAACACCAGTTACACCAATTTGTAGGTAGTTTCGTGGGTTATTAGGAACTGCAACTTGTCCTGCAGGAAATGCTTGTTTACCAACTGCCATTGTACTGATATATTGGTAAGCATACCACATATCAGCTGTCCAAGCACTTGTATTAAAGGTTGAACCATCCTGCCAAACATCAAAGCCTCCATTGATTAAGTAATTTAATTGTTCTTTTAGACCTATCACAGTGTCTATGTTTGCGTTAATTGCTGTCTGTGAATTACCTGCACTTGATCCTATATTTGCATGAGCATTCGGATCAGCTAGATCAGATGTAGATCCACTAAATGCAACAGCCTTGAGATCGGCAAACAATTTCATCAATTTACCGAGTGATACTGATGTTTTCTCGCCAGTGGTTAAATTTGCACGTGTGCCTGCTTGTGAGAATGTGTTGACCGTATTCGATGCATCACCAGTCTTGTCTAACTTGTTGCCAATCGCTGTATCCATCTTAGTATTAATTGTTGATTGAGTATCATTAGCAGATGATCCTATATTAGCATGTGAATTGGGATCAATAACATCACCTGTATTAAGTACGACATTTCCAGTCCTTCCGGCAACACTTGACACAGCATCCGTATTGTCCACCTTATCCCATGAAATTCCGTTTGAGATAATCCAATCCCCTACTTCAAATGATTTACTAAATTGCGTACCTGCTACAGATACAATATAATAAATCCCTTTAGAAGATGGTGTACTCGGTAAAGTAGGTGTATTAGTTGATGCATTCCATACACCTTGATAGCTTACATTTCCGAGCAAAGCATCGTTTATCTGTGATAGAGGTACTTTTGCATTACTATCAAGTGATGCGTAACCATTAGCTATCCCTTTGTTTGACGAATTTTCTTTTGTATTAATTTGTGCTTGCAACTTTCCTATTGCACTTAAAATAGTATCTGTTGCTGATATTGCAGCGTTAGTAACTGTTAATAATCCGGTCAATAATACTGCTCTTACATCGGTAGCTAAGTCGCTCCAAGTCTTATTGCCTTTCCAATATTGCGAAGTGGTTCCGCTTGTTATTTTTGGCTCTTTTGTGCCAATCGCAATATCTATCTTTGTATTAATCAAAGATTGTGAATCATCAATAGATGATCCTATATTTGCGTGAGAATTTGGATCGGTTAAATCATTAGCCGAACCACTAAAAACGATAGCTTTAAGATCGAAAAACCACTTCATTATTTTTCCTATTAGTGTAGAACTTTTTTCTCCTGTTACTAAATTTTCTCTTGTATTTGCCTGTGAGAATGTAACAGTCGTATTTGAAGCATCACCTTCCACATCTAATTTATTACCTAATTCCTCATCAATAATATCCATATTTTGATTTTGGATATTTATATCATAGAAATCATTAGGATCCGGCTTAATCAAATCGAATTTTTGCGTTTTTGTTTCCATTAGTTAAATACCTCATTTCTCAATTGTTCATGTGTATAAGTTGCTAATTGTTCATGTGTAAATTTCGCCAACACGTAATATTGATTGTACATAATGATAAGATCAATAATAATATTAAGCGGTACAACATTTTCAAGATATTTTTTTACTTCATCAAACATCGCTTTCGCTGTTAGATTTATTTTTACAGTAAGTACCAAATTATCGTAGTTCATATTTAAGAAGTAACCACCATCACCGCACAATTTATGTAATTGCTTTTCTAAAACTGTTTTTGTATACGGTAATTGTTGATTATATCTTGAAAATATTCTGAATTTTCTTTCTTCTAATGTTTCTGTAGCTTTGTAAGAAATAGTCAGCATTTTTTCAGTTCTAAGCACTCCCTTTTCCGTTGCATCCAAAAAATATTGATCATTTTCTAAGTTTGATATGCTTTCTGATAATTCCTTGTTTTCAATGTCACAATCATTCATTATCACTTTGATTTCATTAATATTTTGTATCACGTATGGCAAATGATTAATTAACAATTATATTCCCCCTTACCGGAATAGCATTGCTATCCAAAGTCAAATTTGTTTGTGAACCGTTAATACTTGTATTAGCTATATCTTCAATTCCCACAACGCTTAATAATTTAGCCTCTATTTGCGATATACGTATAATGATATTATTAAGATCCGCCCATTCCTTCGCCAATTCTATAAAATAGTTATCTAGGCATGTATTTACATTATTCGCAATATCATTCCAAACATAACCGGCTTTAAGAGTAAACGAGGAGGCAATATTAATAATTTGCGCTACAACCCCTTCCACTTTCACAACATGCCCGATCGGTGCTAAACCTTCGCCTGCTCCTTGGTTCTGTGTTGGATCTAATGTTGTTTGAACTAAGTTTATTAATTCCGTACTCGGTACTGCGTACTCACTATTAATTATTTGAATCGTAATAAATGATCTGTTCGCTGTCGCCCTATAATACTTTGCCCTTCCAACCCCTTGAAGGCTTTCAGTCTTTTCGATATAATCTGCTTTATTTCCACCGAATGCCTGCGAATTGAAAGAGGCAAAATATTTTGTTCGATACGCCTCCGTTTCTTCTTCGTCCTTTGCCGGAATAAGTAATTCTGTTATATCTGCGTTTTCTAAACCATCTATAAATTCTATAGGTGTAAGAGTTCCAAACTTCTTATTTCCTGCTGTTCCTGCTGTTTCACACTGTATTTTATATATTCCGGTATCAATTTTTTCTGTTACAATATAATTCAAATCATCAAGCGAGAACCGCTTTCCAATCTCTATATCAATATTAAATACCGCCTTTAATATTGCGTAAGTCGCCGGATCCGGTTCTAATCCTCTTTCTTTTCCTCTTCGTATCAATTCCTCCCTCGGTGCTGTATCTGCAAATGTTGTGTCATAGACGTGTTCAATTGCTATATATGCTTGTGTAAGTTCCCACGCCTCCGGTGCCAATGCGTTAAATATTAGACTTCCCTCGCTTTTGTCTACATCAGTTCCAACTCTAGCAAGCATCCTTTCTAATAAAACCTCATAAGTTAAATTTTCATACATTAATATTCACCTCACCATAAAGTGTATTTGCCGTAAAACTCACCGATATTTTATCGATGTTCCTTGTTACTTCAAAACCTGTAACGCTAGAAATATTTTCATTTACTAATAAAGCGTCCTCTACCATTCGTTCGACTTCGGACTTTATATATTCATCCGTATAACCTTTTCCAATAAGATCCTCTAATTCATTCCCATAATCCCAACTATAGACAACGTATCTATATCGTGCTGTACGCATCGCTAACCATATCCATACTTTTATAGCCTCTATACCTTCTACGATATTTCCGGTAAGTTGTCCAGTTTCAAAATCTATCTCATATTCTTTCGGTGTTTGATTTGCTTCTACATAAGTTTCTAAATCTTGATCCTCTTCAATATAAGTGGGAAACAAACTCATAAACTCACCAACCTTTCAAGAATAATATATAGTTCATCGTTAACACGGTATAATGCCACCATATCACCTGCTTTTAACGGTTGTACAAAAGTATCGTTGTTTTGCAATGAAGGATCATTATTATTAACCGACTTATGAAACCCTGTTATTAAATGTTCTGCTACTAGTAAATCATCATCCGATAATTTTAATCTCCCTACGCTGCAAGTCGTTGCACTTTCCATGGTTCCGATCTGAATAGATGCAGGATTACCCTTACTTCCCTGCTGTCTCATAATATTAATCATCTGTTCATACGCATTCAAATGCCTTCACCAACCTATTCTTTACTATCCATAATATTTTTAAAGTTCAACTCTAGGCTCATTGTATGAATACCGTTTTCCCATGTGTGCGAATCACCGTCTATCCAAAATAAGCCGCTTAATTTAGTTGCTGTGTCATATACCTTTACACCGTTACCGGCAATGCAATTAAGATCCCCTTCGATACCATCAATATTTACCTTCTTTTCAACACCATTTAACATATTGTTAGCTGCGGTAGTTGAATTAACGCCCTTCTCTTTTTTATAAATCTGTTGATATATTCCGTATCTACTAACCCAATCCGAATTTTTTATCTCTCCTATTTGCCTTCCTTTATCATCATAAATCTTGACTACATTTACCATATTTTCTATCGTTTCTTGATATGACGTATTAGTAATATTCGTATTCTCTGACAAAACAAAGTTTTTAACTATTGTTCCCTTTTCCTTAACTGATAGCTTTTTGCCTAACATGCCAACTATATATTTCTTACCTGTTTGTTTTGCGCCCTTTGTATATGCCTTCATAATAATGTCATAAATACAATCTCCGTCGATAATCAATTTCTTAATAGCAGCATTCGTTTTAACTATCATACCTGTTTCTATCTGAAAATCGTTGCATACAACCTTTGTAATTTTCTCCGGTGTTGTATCTTTGAAATTATAAACTTCGTTACTTCTTAAAAGGTGCGATAGAAGGTCAGTCGCATTGTATGTAATCGTTCCTGTTTGATCCGAACCCTCTTTTGTTTGTACTTCACCATAAAAGATTAAATCGTCATCCTCATACAATGCTATAATATCGCCTGCAGCTATGGACAATTTCAAATTTACAATATTTGAATCATACGGCGCATTTATAACAGTAATCGAAACACTTCTTGCAGCCTGCGACGTTGATCCACTCCAATTAATACTTGTTACTGCATTTGTTATTGTTACCGCTTTTTTGTCTTTCTTTTTTACCCATCTAATAATCAAACTTTAATCACCAACTTTTGCCCAATATGAAGTTTATTTGGGTTTGTTATGTTATTTTGATTTGCTATTGCAATATAATTACTGCTTGAACCTGTTATTTTTTTCGCAATGGTACATAATGTTTCGTTACCTTTCACTGTATAGGTCGTACTTTTAATTGCTTTTGTTGATCTTTTTGTACTTACGGTTGAAACTTTTTGACTTTTTTTATTAATTGAATTTTTTTGATTACTCTTTATTACAATTTTTCGATATTCCTTTAACTCTAACGAAAAATTAATATCTTTTGTACCGTCATTTTCACCCCATGAGAATTTTTCAATAGTACAATCCATTTTTATAGGTGTTCCGGTCATAATAAGCTGTGCAACTCCATTGTTTTTCATTTCTTCAATGATTTTCACGCACTCATTAGGCTTCGGAAAGTTACTGTATTGACAGAAATCATAATATTGGTTTGGAAAAAATGAGGCAAGAGGAATCGTTTTTAAATTCCTCTTGCCTAATAAATTAACCTCACCTATTGATACAACATTAGCCGTCGTATTATTTATGGTACTCTCTAATTCATAATCCGGTGGATTAACCGGAAATCGCAATTCTAAATTGTCCTGCTTTAGCCATATTTCCAATTAAGCCACCCCCATATTTAATGATACTTTTTGTAACTTTTTTACCAAAGCATCGGCTATTTTATCAATATCACTATCATTTCTAACCTCTAATTTATCCGCCAACTTATTAATAGTAATACTAATGGATCTGCCTCCACTTGCTGCCCCTTCTTTCCTTGCCATTTGTACCGATTTATCATGAGGATATACCCTTGAT